CTAACTGGAGAGTTAGACGCCGCAACTTTAGATATATCAGGTAATGCTGATATTGATGGCACTTTAGAAACAGACGCTTTATCTATCAATGGCACGGCAGTAACTTCGACTGCAGCCGAATTAAATATTTTAGACGGTAAAAGTTTTGTTGATGAAGATAATATGGCGTCAAATAGTGCTACAGCGATTGCATCCCAACAATCTATTAAGGCATATGTTGATAGTGAAATATCAAGCGTTTCAACTCCTGCGTTTCTATTTACAGCAGATGATGAAAATGATTTAAATATAAACTTAACATCAGCAGAAAGATTCACGGTTGCTGGGGGTACGGGCGTCGCTACGACTAGTAGTGGGAATACTATAACAGTTGCTATAGACGCCTCAGTTTTGACTACAACAACTGGTGCAACTAAGGCATTCTCAATTGCCCAGGCTATCGCATTAGGATAATACTAAATAGTAGTATAAGGAAAGAATTATGGCAATACCAAATAGTAGAGATTCATTAAAAGAATATTGTTTAAGATCATTGGGTAAACCTGTTATTGATATCAATGTTGACGAAGATCAGGTTGAAGATAGAATAGATGAAGCGTTACAATATTTCGCACAATACCATACAGACGGTGTTGAAAGAATGTATCTAAAATATAAAGTAACAGCAGATGATGTTACCAGACTAACTAAAAATAAATCTTATAATGTTGATGAAAAAGGCACAGTTGCCGAAAACATTGAACTAGAAGAAGGTACAAATACACAGGAAGAAGGTGCAGGAGATTTACTTTTAGAAACTGGTTTTTCTGTGCTTACGGAAGAGTCAACACTTGTAAGAACTGCATACGAAGAAAATCAAAACTACTTAGTTATTCCAGATGCTGTAATAAGTATAATAAATGTATTTCCATTATCTGACAGAGCAAACTTAAATATGTTTGATGTTAGATATCAACTAAGATTAAATGACTTGTATGATTTTTCTTCTACAAGTATTATGCATTATCAAATGACAATGCAACACCTAGATTTTTTAGATCATATATTGGTAGGAGAAAAACCAATAAGATTTAATCAACTATCAAATAGATTATACATTGATCAAGATTGGTCAAATGATATAACTGCTGGTGAATATTTAATTATAGAATGTTATCGTAAATTAGATCCAACTACACATACAGATATTTTTGATGACATTTATTTAAAAAGATATGCTGTTGCTTTAATTAAAAGACAATGGGGACAAAATCTTTCAAAATTTTCAGGTACTGCTATGCTTGGTGGTGTCACGCTAAACGGACCTGAATTGTTTTCTACTGCTATTCAAGAGCAACAAAAATTAGAAGAAGAAATTAGAACTAACTACGAAGAACCACCACATATGCAACAAGGATAATTGAATGCCAACTAATGTCTATTTTGACACTGGCACAACTTCTGAGCAAAGATTATACGAAGATTTAATAATCGAACAGCTTAAGATTTATGGTCAAGATGTCTATTACTTACCAAGAAAAATTGCGAATAAGGATACTATCTTTGGAGAAGATCCTGCTTCGTCTTTTGATGACTCATATATTATTGAAATGTATGTTAATAATGTTGATGGGTTTATGGGTGAGCAAGAAATTATTAAAAAGTTTGGTCTAGAATTAAGAGATGATATTAAGTTTACTGTTTCTAAATTGAGATGGGAAAGATTAGTAGGTAGTAATTCAGACTTAACAGTTGATAGACCACAAGAAGGTGATCTAGTTTATTTCCCTACTACAAACGCATTTTTTGAAATACAATTTGTTGAACACGAGCAACCGTTCTATCAACAAAGTGCATTACCTGTTTATAATTTATCTTGTACTAAATGGGAATATGCTTCTGAAAGAGTTGATACAGGTATTGTTACCATTGATAGTGTCGAGGATGCTCTATCTACTGATACAATGAACTTCCAGTTTAGTTTAGAAACTGCTACTGATGGTGGTACTGGTGCTCTTTTACTTGAAAGTAGTATTGGTGCAATTAATTATATAATCAATGAGGACTTTACAATGTCAGAGCAACAACCTGCAGATCAAGGGTTGGCTTTTGAAACTGAAGCAGGTACAACAACATCATCAACTGCCGATGATATATTAGATTTCAGCGAAAGAAATCCATTTGGAGAGGTTGACGATTACTAATGTTTGGACAACACTTTTACCATAAACAAATTCGTAATACTGTAATTGCATTTGGTACAATATTTAATAATATTAATATCAAGCGTACGGATTCTAGCGGAAATCCTTTACAGACAATTAGGGTGCCATTGTCATATGCACCAAAAGAAAAATTCTTGGCAAGACTAGATCAACAAGCAAGTTTAACTGGAGACGATTCAAGCGTTGCTATCACTCTACCTCGTATGTCTTTTGACATAACTGGTTACTCTTATGATCCTACTCGTAAATTAAATAAAAATCAAAAACTTAGTAATGTAACCACAAATTCAGATACAACAAAGTTAAATACACAATATTCACCTGTGCCTTATGATGTTAGTATATCTTTAAATGTATTTACTGCTAATTCAGATGATGGTTTACAAATTGTAGAACAAATACTTCCATATTTTCAACCTGATTATACTGTAACCATTATTGAGGATGCTACATACATGGATACAAAAAGAGATATACCTTTCATATTAAATAATGTAGATTATGATGATAGTTATTCTGGTGATCTTACAACAAATAGAAGAATTATTTACACACTAAACTTTACAGCAAAAATATATTTGTATGGTCCTATTAGTACCTCTGCAATTGTTAAAAAAGTATCAGCAGATTTATATACAAATGCACAATCAGAAAGTCCTTCTCGAAGTGAGAGAGTTACGGTACAACCAAATCCAACAAGTGCTGATAAAGATGATACATATACATATACGACAACTCTTGATTTCTTTGATGATGGTAAAAATTATGATGAATCAACTGGTAGTGATAAATAAGAAAGTTTAAAATGAGTACAATTGATGATAAATTAAATGAAGTATTAGGTATAGCAGAGGAAGTAATAGAAGAAAAAAAAGAAGTTGTGGTTACGCCTACTGCTGTTCCTGCAAATACTGATCCAGATGTTGACTTTGAAACTGGTAGAGAAAATCTTTATAAGTTACTTGAAAAAGGTAATGAAGCAATTGATGGTATTCTTAATCTTGCAAAAGAAGGAGAACATCCGAGAGCATACGAAGTTGCAGGACAATTAATTAAAACTGTAAGTGAAGTATCGCAAGACTTATTAGGTTTACAAGAAAAAATGAAAAAGATTAAAGATGTTCCTAATAATGCACCGAAAAATGTAACCAATGCATTGTTTGTAGGATCTACAACTGAATTAACAAAAATTTTAAAGAAAGATAAAAAATAGTATGGCAAAGATGGCGAAAAATCATGGTATAAACACAGGTCACACACCAACAAGAAAAGGAACTTCTCAAGGTCGTAAACCAATAACAAGTAGTATGAATAAAAGTAAAAAGAGATCATTCAAAGCGTATCGTGGTCAAGGAAGATAAATGAAAACATTTAAAGAATTTGTAGTTAATAATCCAATTAGAATTATAATGTTGGGTGGACCAGGTTCTGGTAAATCTACTTATTCAAAATATATAACTAAACATTTTGGTATACCACACTTATATACAGGTGATATGATGAGAGCATTATCGAAAAAAGATACACCAGAGGGTAGAAAAGTTAAGGCAGCTTTAGACTCTGGTAAATATGTAGATACAAAAATTGTAATGAATGCCGTAATAGACAGACTTAAAAATCCTGATACAATGCGTGGATATGTTTTTGATGGATTTCCTAGAAATATGGAACAAGTTAGAGCAATGGAAGAAAATGAAATCAAAGCAGATCATATAGTTAATTTAAATGTATCAGAGGATGAAGTAATTAAAAGATTAACTGCAAGAGGAAGAGCAGACGATAAACCAGATATCATTCGTCAAAGACTTGCAACACACGAAAAAGAAACTGGTCCTGTAATTAAACATTATGAAGATAAACTTATTAATATAAAGGCAGAAGATAAAACACCAGAAGAAATCGCAGATGATATTATAAAAAAAGTAGAAAGTAGAAGTTAATGGATTTTTTTAGAAAAGGACTTGAAGATGTAATAACACTTCCACCTCCACCTGTTGATGATTTAAAAGAAGCATATGAGGTAGAAGAAATAATTAGAGTGAGAACTCCAGAACAGGTACAGTCTGTTAGAGACCATGATAGAGTTCCTTTTTATGCTATTCAAAAAGTTTGTGATAAATATGGATTAAAGTTTCACCCACAAGAGTTTAAAGATATTATATATCAACAAACAGATATTATAAATCATTTTAAAAAACATTTTAATAGACCTAGACCCATTGAAGTTTTACCTAGTCTCAATACTTTACCTAGTGAAACAAATAAAACTAGGTCTTATCCTAGTGGTCATGCTTGTCAATCAGTTGTTGTCGCTAGATATGTTGCGGGTAAAGTACCAAAATTAGAAAAAGAATTAATGAAAGCAGCTTACGAATGTGGTTATGGAAGAGTTATTGCAGGATTTCATTATCTTTCAGACTTTGAAGCAGGTAATCTACTTGGTGAAAAATTATATGTATTAATGAATAAAATGGATTATGGACAAGAAGTAAATGAAGATAAAATATCCTTTAAAGACTTCTTAAAAAATTAAATGGCAAAAACGGAACAATACTTAGGTAATCCAAATCTAAAAAAAGCACATTCTAAAACTCGATTTACAAAAAAACAAGTTGAAGAAGTTGTTAAATGTTTAGATGATCCTGAATACTTTATAGAAAACTATTTAAAGATTGTAACCATTGATAAAGGTCTTGTACCTTTTGAGATGTATAACTTTCAAAAAGAAATGGTGAAAACTTTTCACAATAACCGTTTCTCTATTTGTAAGTTACCAAGACAAAGCGGAAAATCGACAATCATTGTCTCCTACCTCTTACATTATGTTTTATTTAATGACAATGTTAATGTTGCAATCCTTGCTAACAAATCTTCTACTGCAAGAGATTTATTAGGAAGATTGCAACTTTCATTTGAATATCTACCTAAATGGTTACAACAAGGCGTACTTAACTGGAACAAAGGTTCTTTAGAATTAGAGAACGGAAGTAAAATTATAGCGGCGTCAACTTCTTCAAGTGCTGTTCGTGGTAGTACATTTAACATTATCTTTCTAGATGAGTTTGCTTATGTGCCAAATAATATCGCCGAAGAATTTTTTAGTTCAGTTTATCCTACAATATCTTCTGGTCAATCATCTAAAGTTATGATTGTTTCTACACCACACGGAATGAATATGTTTTATAAGATGTGGATAGATGCTCAAAATAAAAGAAATGATTATGTTCCGATTGAAGTACATTGGTCTGAAGTTCCTGGTAGAGATGAAGAATGGAAAGAACAGACAATACGAAATACAAGTTTAGAGCAGTTTCAAACTGAATTTGAGTGTGAATTTTTAGGTAGTGTTGATACTCTTATCAATGCAAGTAAAATAAAAACTATGGCAGTTATTGATCCTGCAATTAAAAGTTTAAATGGCACTTTAGATGTTTACGAAAAACCAATCAAAGGTAATATCTATGTAATGACAGTTGATGTATCAAGAGGTATCGGAAATGATGCTTCAGCATTTGTAGTTATTGACGCTACGAAAGCACCATATCGAATTGTTGCAAAGTATAGAGATAATGAGATTAAACCTTTACTCTTTCCAAGTGTTATGAAGAAAGTAGGTGACGCATACAATCAAGCGTTTATATTGATTGAGATAAATGATTTAGGTCAACAAGTCGCAGACGCTATGCAATTTGAATTAGAATATGATAATCTACTTATGGTTACGCAAAGAGGAAGATCAGGTCAAGTATTAGGTGGAGGATTTAGTGGTAGAGGTAGTCAGTTAGGACTAAGAATGACTAAAGGTACTAAAAAAATCGGAACTTCTAATCTGAAAAGTTTAATTGAGGGCGATAAACTGATAATTCAGGACTTTGATATAATTGCGGAACTTTCTACCTTTATCTCTCGTGGAAAATCTTTTGAAGCAGAAAGTGGTGCTTCAGACGATCTTGTAATGTGTTTAGTGATATTTTCGTGGTTGGCGAATCAACGATATTTTAAAGAATTAACCGATGTAGATGTTCGAGGACAGATGTTTACTGATCAAAAAAATGCGATAGAAGCAGACATGGCGCCGTTTGGATTTATAGATGACGGATTAAACGACCCAGAAGGTAATAATAACTCGTTTTATGATGATTCTGGAGAACTTTGGACTCCTGTTTCATATCATAAAGGGGAATAGTGTAGTTTTGGTATCATATAAATATCTACAAAGGGTTATAACTAACAAACTTAATATTAAGGAGAACTAAAATATGGCTTTTCAAGTATCACCAGGTGTTCTCGTAACGGAAAAAGACTTAACGAATATTATTCCTGCTGTTTCAACAACAAGCGGTGCAATAGTAATCACGGCAGAAAAAGGTCCAGTTGATGAAATTACAACAATTTCATCTGAAAAAGAATTGGCCGATAACTTTGGTAAACCAAACAACAATA